GACCTGATTGCGCGCACTAAAGCTGCATTACAGAAGAACCCGAAAAATGTGTTGCTGGCGGTGTGCTGGATGCAGGGCGAATTTGACATGAGCGCTGCCACCTACGCACAGCAACCGGACCTGTTCACGGCCATGCTGAAGCAGTTCCGTACTGACCTTTCCGGATTTAACGCGCAGTGCCATGGCGGCAGTGCTGCAGTTGTACCGTGGATTTGTGGCGACACGACGTATTACTGGAAAAACACATACGGCACACAGTATGACTCCGTCTACGGCGCGTACAAAAACAGGGAGAGCGACAACGTTTTCTTTGTGCCGTTCATGACCGACGGTAACGGCAACAACACGCCCACCAACTTACCGGCAGAAGACCCGGATATTGCTGATGCAGGTTATTACGGCGCGCAATCCCGTAGTAATGGTAATTGGGTATCGTCAAATCGTCCGACACATTTCAGTTCATGGGCGCGCAGGGGCATTATTTCGGATCGCCTGGCAACCGCTATTCTGAACGCAGTTGGTCGAACCAGCGCCTTCATCAGCGGTACCGCACCGGAGATTAAACCCTCGCCCGGCGGCGACACGCCATCGGGGCCGTCTGATGGTGACACATCCGTTCGTACAGTCTCCCTGCTGCCGACAGCCGGAGAGGCTGCTGCGCAGGGCTGGACCATCACCGGCGGCAGTGTTGCGCTGGAAGATGGTGTGTTTAAGGTTACCAAGCAGAGCAATAAAACCTGGTCCCTGATGCATCCGGTGGATGACGCAGTCTCCCTGCTGACACGGGGTGGCAGACTGAGCTGTAAGTTTCGACTGTCAGGCGCACTGACCAACAACCAGTTCGGTCTGGGAATTTATCTGTATACCGATGTAGCGTTACCTGACGTCGTGGCGATGACCGGGACTGGTAACCCGTTCCTGATGTCGTTCTTCACCCAGACCACAGACGGCAAACTGAATCTGATGCATCACAGGAAAGCAGGAAACACAAAGTTGGGCGAGTTCGGGAATTACAGTAACGACTGGCAGACGCTGGAGCTGGTGTTCACCGCCGGCAGTGCCACGGTTACTCCGAAACTGAATGGAGTGGCTGGCCCGGCATTCCAGGTCATAAAAGACAGTCTGACACTGGGGCTGAATGCGCTGACGTTAACTGATATCACTAAAAATGCCGCGTACGGCGTCGATATCGGCAGCCTGGTGCTGGAAATCAATAATCCCGCAGCATAAGGAAGAGCAGGAGAGCAAAACAGATGCTTAAGACAAACAGTCTGCGAGAGTCCATGCTTCATGGGTGTCGGTGGTGCCAGGCTAATCCCGAGAAATTCACCATTTTCGTGGAGAGCGGCAACATTGAAACGACCGGAGAAGCGCCCTCGTTTGTTTACCGCTATCAGATGGTGATGTTTGTCATGGATTACGCCGGAGAGCTGGACGACCTCACGCTGCCGCTGCTGGCGTGGTTATCCGAAAATCAGCCACAGTTGTTGCTCAATCCGGAGCGTAATCAGGACATCAAATTTTCTGCCGTTATCAATGACGATGACAGCGCCGATCTCCTGTTTACGCTCCCCCTGCGGGAACGCGTTCGCATCACGCGCAACAGTCAGGGCACACCGCAGGCAGAACACCTGCCGGAGCCAAAACCCCGTCTGCCCTCTTCCGAAGGCGACTGGTCGCATGTATTCCAGGATGTGACGTGGGGTGAAAGCGATGGATAAGGCATTCACCAGCGTGGATGAAACCTTTGAGGCTATCCGCGACAGCCTGAATCAGCAGGCCATCAATAACATCGCCAGAAAGCTGGCACAGGATTTACGTCGCGCCCAGCAGGCACGTATCCGATCACAAAAAGCGCCGGACGGGACCGAATGGACACCACGCAGACGCCGCGTAACCCGGATACAGGAGCGCATTCGCTTTATCTGGAATAACGAAGCACGCACGCTGAAAAACTGGCATCACGACACGGGGAAATACGGGCGAACCATTACCGGGTGGGATGAGGATAAAAACAATATCCGCACGTTTTACCGGGATGACATCGACCGTTTTCTGGAAATACGCACCCGGCGCATCAACCAGGACAGCACAAAGCGCGTCCCCATGTTCGTAAAACTGCGCACCGCCCGCTACCTGAAAGCCCGTGCAGATGCCTCCGGTGTGACGGTGGGTTACAGCGGCGTGGCCGCACGTATTGCACGCGTTCATCAGTTCGGTGAGCGCGATCAGGTTGCGCCGGGCATTTTCACCGATTACCCGGTACGTGAGCTGTTGGGTATCAGCCAGGCAGATGAGCGCCTGATTTATAACACGGTGCTGGGCCGGATTGCGGAGGCTGTACGGTGAGCGCAGAACTCATGCGACTGCTGAGCAACATCATCCGCACCGGGATCATCTCTGAAGTTGATGAGAAGTCCTGGCGCGTGCGCGTTCGCAGCGGCGAACTGGAAACAGGCTGGTTGCGCTGGAACACCACGCGCGCGGGAGCCTTCAATGTGTGGCTGCCGCCATCACCAGGCGAACAGGTGGTAATTGCCTGCATTGGCGGCAACCCGGAAACCGCCATGATAATTGGCAGCCTGTGGAGTGATGCCAGTCCGGCCCCCGGCAAAAGCCTGAAAGAAATCGTGGTCAGCGCGCCGGATGGCGCGGTGTTCCGCTACGACGCAGACGCTGGCGCACTGAGCGCCAGCGGCATGAAAACAGCCACCCTGCAGGCATCCGTCAGCGTGACACTGGATACGCCCGTCGTGGAATGCACAAACCTTCTGAGAACAGCGACGCTTGACGTCACAAAAGGGGGAAAGATGAGCGGCAATATCACGCACAGCGGCGGCAACTTCACCTCAAACGGCATCACAGTGCATACGCATAAACACGGTGGTGTGAAAGGCGGCAGCGATTCGACAGGAGGCCCGCAGTGACAACCCGCTACACAGGAATGAATCCGGACGGGACGGGAAACCTGAATGATATGGAGCACCTGAAACAGTCAGCCAGGGACATCCTGACCACCCCGCTGGCCAGCCGGGTTATGCGACGGGAATATGGCAGCCTTGTACCTGATTTGATTGACGAACCCATGAATAACACCACGCGTCTGCAATGCATGAGTGCTGCCGTGATTGCGCTGACACGATGGGAACCCCGCATTGCCCTGGACGCCATCGACGTTGTCTGGAAAGCGGGAGGCCGCGCCGGGGTGACGCTGTCGGGCACTGTCATGCAGACCATGCAGAATGTTGAGTTAACCATCACGCTGAGGGAGTAAATCATGCCTGCTGTTGACCTTTCCCAGTTACCGGAACCCGCCATCATCGCGAAGCCTGATTTTGAGGCAATTCTGGCTGACACAAAGGCCATGATGATTGCGTCCTATCCTGCCGAACAGCGTGAAGCCGTCTCCGCCGCGCTGGAGCTGGAATCGGAACCCCTGAACGTTATCGCCCAGACAACAGCGTTTCGTGAAATGCTGTTACGCCAGCGGGTCAATGAGGGTGCACGCGCCTGCATGTTAAGCCACAGCGCCGGGACAGACCTGGACAACCTCGCGGGCAATATGAACACAAAGCGCCTGGTTATCACTCCGGCAACGGATACCACCGACGCGGTGATGGAAAGCGACACATCGCTGAGACTGCGGGCGCAACGGGCGTATGACGGTCTGAGTGTTGCTGGCCCGTCAGGCGCATACGAGTATTTTGCACGCAGCGCCAGCGGTCTGGTACGCGACGCGCGAGCCATCAGCCCGTCTCCGGCCAACGTGACGGTTTCCATCCTGTCCACTGAAGGCGACGGCACAGCAACGGAGGCGTTGCTTAATACCGTTCGCGCCGTTCTGAATGCAGAGGATACCCGCCCGGTGGCCGACCGCCTGACCGTACAGAGCGCCAGAATCGTGACATGGCGGCTGAATGCAAAACTGTACTTTTACCCCGGCCCGGAATCCGAACCTATTCTGGCCGCGGCTGAATCGTCGTTCAGGAAGTGGCTGGCTGAGCAGGGGCTTATCGGTCAGGACGTGGCGTTGTCCGCCATTGCTGCCGCACTGCATGTGCACGGTGTGCAACGCGTGGAGATAATCGAACCCACACAGAATATGGCCATCAGCGACATACAGGCGGCGCGCTGTGAGTCATTCACCATCAGCGAAGGTGGACGCAATGAGTAATTCGTTGTTACCACCATCAGCCAGCAATTTCATGCGTTGTGCCGAAGCCGTCGGAACACGCATTACAGACATTCCGGTAGACCTCAACACGCTGTGGTCGCCGGACACCTGCCCGGTGCATCTGCTGCCTTATCTCGCCTGGGCGTTTTCCGTTGACCGCTGGGATCGCAACTGGCCGGAAGAGACAAAGCGACAGGTGATTCGTGATGCATGGCTGATACACCGACACAAAGGGACCATCAGCGCACTGCGCAGGGCCATTGAGCCGCTGGGATACCTCATTCGCGTGTCTGAGTGGTGGGAGTTCGGCGGAGAACCGGGAACATTTACCGTTGAAGTCGGCACGCTGGACAGTGGCGTGACGGAGGAAATGTATCTGGAAATGGAGCGGTTGATTGCTGATGCCCGCCCGGTCAGCCGCCACATGACAGGGCTGAATATCATTCAGGAGATCCCGGGGGATATTTTCGCGGCGGCAGCAACTTACGACGGTGAAGTCATTACCATTTATCCGGACGATTAAGCATGAGTACCACAACACGAAAATTTAAAACCATTATCACTGATACTGGTGCCAAAAAATTAGCTCAGGCTGCCGCGCCAGATGGTAATCCTGTCCGCCTGACTCATATGGCCGTGGGCGACGGTGGCGGCACGTTGCCCACACCAGACAGTAAGCAGATCCGTCTGGTGCATGAGGTGTGGCGACATACTGTTAATCGCGTCATCCTGGACGCAACACATCAGAACCGCATTATTGCGGAGCTGGTTATTCCTCCTGAAACGGGCGGATTCTGGATCCGGGAAATTGGTGTATTTGATGAGCACGGCGATTTGATCGCGGTGGGCAATACTGCCGAAAGTTACAAACCAACCGTTGCCGAAGGATCCGGACGTGCACAAACATTTCGCACCATTCTGACCGTATCCAGCACTGCCACCGTGGCGCTTACCGTGGATAACACCATGGTAATGGCCACAGTGGATTACGTGAATGACAAACTGAAAGAACATGAACAGTCACGACGTCACCCGGACGCCTCGCTGACCGCAAAAGGCTTTGTTCAACTCAGTAGCGACACTAACAGCGTGTCTGAAACGCAGGCTGCAACGCCGAAAGCAGTAAAGGCCGCGTATGATCTTGCTAACGGGAAATATACTGCGCAGGATGCCACCACAGCGCGAAAAGGCCTTGTCCAGCTCAGTAGCGCCACCAACAGCGATTCTGAAACGCTGGCGGCAACACCAATGGCGGTAAAGGCAGCATATGACCTTGCTAACGGGAAATATACTGCGCAGGATGCCACCACAGCGCGGAAAGGCCTTGTCCAGCTCAGTAGCGCCACCAACAGCACGTCTGAAGCACTGGCCGCAACACCGAAAGCGGTAAAGACAGCATATGACCTTGCTAACGGGAAATATACCGCTCAGGACGCTACGACAGCACAAAAAGGGATTGTCCAGCTAAGCAGCGCGACTAACAGCACATCTGAAACGCTTGCCGCGACACCGAAAGCAGTGAAAGCAGCTAATGACAATGCGAATGGTCGGGTACCTTCTGCCCGTAAGGTGAATGGTAAGGCGCTTTCAGCGGATATTACACTGACGCCGAAAGATATTGGTACGCTTAACTCAACAACTATGTCATTTAGCGGTGGTGCTGGTTGGTTCAAATTAGCAACGGTAACCATGCCGCAGGCGAGTTCTGTTGTTTCAATTACGTTGATTGGTGGGGCTGGATATAACGTCGGTTCACCTCAACAGGCAGGTATATCTGAACTTGTTTTGCGTGCAGGTAATGGTAATCCGAAGGGGATTACTGGTGCTTTATGGCAGCGCACATCGACAGGGTTTACAAATTTTGCCTGGGTCAATACATCTGGTGATACTTACGATATTTACGTTGCAATCGGAAATTATGCGACTGGTGTAAATATTCAATGGGATTATACCAGTAATGCCAGCGTAACGATTCATACGTCACCAGCATATTCTGCTAATAAGCCGGAAGGGTTAACGGACGGTACAGTTTATTCACTCTATACGCCATCAGAGCAGTTTTATCCGCCTGGCGCACCAATCCCGTGGCCATCGGATACCGTTCCGTCTGGTTATGCCCTGATGCAGGGGCAGACTTTTGACAAATCTGCCTACCCGAAACTTGCAGTCGCTTATCCGTCAGGCGTGATCCCTGATATGCGTGGCTGGACGATTAAGGGCAAGCCCGCCAGTGGTCGTGCCGTATTGTCTCAGGAACAGGACGGCATTAAATCGCACACCCACAGCGCCAGTGCATCCAGTACGGATTTGGGGACGAAAACCACATCGTCGTTTGATTACGGTACTAAAACGACCAGTTCATTTGATTACGGCACAAAAACCACAAATAGCGCAGGAGCTCATTCACACAATATACCTGTTGGTCACACTGGCGCGGGGAATGGTGTATCAGCCGGTTATAACGCTGCGTTAGGTACTGGTACCACGTCGAGCGCAGGAGGGCATGCTCACAATGTATATATCGGTGCCCATAACCACACTATCGGCATTGGTGCTCATGCCCATTCTGTCATTATTGGTCCCCACGGACACACCATCACCGTTAATGCTACGGGGAACGCAGAAAACACCGTAAAAAACATCGCATTTAACTATATTGTGAGGCTTGCATAATGACATTCAGAATGAGTGAACAATCACGGACCATAAAAATTTATAATCTACTGACCGGAACCAATGAGTTTATTGGTGAAGGTGATGCATACATTCCACCTCATACAGGTCTGCCTGCAAACAGTACCGATATTGCACCACCAGATATTCCGGCTGGCTTCGTGGCTGTTTTCAACAGTGATGAGGCATCGTGGCATCTCGTTGAAGACCATCGGGGTAAAACTGTTTATGACGTGGCATCAGGGGACGCGTTATTTATTTCTGAACTCGGTCCGTTACCGGAAAATGTTACCTGGTTGTCGCCGGATGGAGAGTGTCAGAAGTGGAACGGCACATCCTGGGTGAAAGATGCAGAAGCAGAAAAACTGTTTCGGGTAAGGGAGGCAGAAGAAACAAAAAACAGCCTGATGCAGGTAGCCAGTGAGCATATTGCGCCACTTCAGGATGCCGTAGATTTGGATATTGCGACGGAGGAAGAGGCATCGTTACTGGCTGCATGGAAGACATATCGGGTATTGTTGAATCGTGTTGATACAACAGTAGCAGCGGATGTTGAGTGGCCAGTCGCCCCACAATAAAAAGAAAAAGCCATCGACAGAAATATCGATGGCTTTATGTACTCTATTTATACAATACAACACCACTCTTTTTAGTTATATATGTGCAGTTTGATGGTATATCTTTATTTATAAAAGACATTGCACCTATTTTTACATTATCCCCAATTTTACGTGATAATCCAATGATGCAACAATTAGCTCCGATATCAACGTTACTACCAATTTTCACTCTTGAACCAGGCATGTCACCATCTATCTGCCCAATGGTAGTATTCTGTCGTAATACCAGATTTTCACCCGCATCAACAGCAAAATGAACAACAATTCCAGCATGATGGGGAATTGTTAACCCTTTTCCAATATTTGCTCCTAATCCTATTTCACAACCAAATTTGTTAATTATTTTACTGTTTAACTTTTTGGCTGCTTTCTTATGTAATTTATTACCATTAATATACATTTCGTTAGCCAACCGCCACCAGAAAAGGAAATTCCGGTTACGCTGCTTTTTCTCTCTTAAAAGCCTCCAGATATCCATACGTTTCCGCCGAATTACTTCATGTTTCCAGAAGTTTTTTAAATTAGTAGAGTTCCCAAATAAAACAAAGTGAATTGCCATTAAGTAGGACAGCACGAAAATCTCCTTAATTATTATTTCAGACCACACATGTTATAAGGTTAAGAGATTATAAAATCCTGTTATTTGTTATTCAAAAACAATTTTCTGAGAAGGACATACAACAGCAAGTCGCCAGTCACCTTCATCAGGAAATTGGCGACATACGTTAAATCAGAGCAGCCCCTTAACTGAGCTGGCCGCGCTGTTAAGGGATGATGTCACCTTATCTTTGAAGCCGGACAACATATCGCTGAACGATGAGGATTGCAGGCGCTCCCGCAAATCCTCATCACAGCGTTCAAGAGTCAGTGAAAATTCTATCTTTTTCGCCTTACCGTAGCGATCAAACTCGGAGCGGGTCGTATTCGTTTCAGTCAGTACATACATGCCGTAAATCTGCCCGACGCCATCAATCAGAGGCCAGGGGCATCCTGTATATGCCTGCGTGGTCAACAACGACAGCGACACTTCGCCACCTGTAATCTCAGGATAAAGAACACCCGAAAGAACGATGCGATCATCACCTGCACCGATATACTGCCAGCTTGCCGAACGGTTAACGCGTTCATTTTTCACATGTCGCCAGCTTTTGTTTTGCTGTAACTGCTGATGCGGCAACGTGCGCAACTCAAAAACAAACATGCCGTAGATCATCATCATGGCCATGACTCCTCAATCTTTATCGTAAAAACTGCCACGTCCGGCACGGTCGCGTCGTTCCAATTCTGCCCTGACCATTTCACCGACCAGTTTCGCCAGTTCGCGGGGATTCTGCGTAACAACGTTATGCAGATGAACATGAATTTCACCGCCAAATCCGGAGGCAACAGGCTCCCGGTTACGGGAAGTTACAGGAACTGATGCCACTGGAGATCGTATGGCCTCCGCCACCGGGCGGGAGCTGGCCGCAACAACAGGGACCAGCGCCGGAGGCAGCGGAGCCGGGACCACGGGTGTGATATTAATTGCGGGGGCAGGCTTACTGACCTGCGCAATCTTCCGCTCCTGCCACTCCCCACGAACAGCAAGTGCGCGGGGCAGGTTTTTAAAGACAATATCGCCGGGGCCAATGCGTTTTTTCGTCTCCTCAACCAGCTTACCTGTGTTATCAGCAATTTTGCTGAGTCTGCGCAGCGTACCGGTATTGCTGTCTGTGAGCGGTTTATTGTCTTTGGAGTTATCACCTCCGGTGCCATTGCCATTTTCCACAGGCTTCGGCGGATTGATTTTCGCCAGGTCCCCCTGAAGTAAGGCAACCTTGTCCTGAAGAATGGCCGCACGCTGTGCGTCTTCGATTTTCTTGCGCGCCCTTTCCGCTTCATCCGGAAGGACGCCAAGTTTTTCAAGTATCCACGCCAGCGTATCCAGTAGCATTTTTGCAGGTGTCAGAACAAGTTGTAACGCACCGCCAAGAACGTTACCGAATATCTCGCCAGCACTGGTACATTTATCCAGCGTTTCCTTGCTGGACTCCATCGGTGACAACAGCGATTTAAACCAGTTAAACACCTGGCTGATCCCGCTTCCGATTGCGTCAAAAACAGGACCAAACCGTTCAAAGGTTTCGCGCAACGGGGTCAGCCTTTCCATAATCCCGCTGAACACCCCGGCAAAAAATGCCCTGATGGGATCCCAGTATTTCCAGATGAGAACGGCAGCTCCGGCAAGCGCAGCCACGATAAGACCGACCGGACTGAACAACGCCCCGATAGCGCCCCCCAGTAACGAAACGGAACCCGTCACCATTCCCCATAGTGCTGGCAGGAGTCTGACAGCATTCATTGAACCGGTCAGGAGGGAAAAGCCAAGACGCAGTTTTGCCAGCGGGCCAGCAAGCACACCAATAGCCAGCGACAACGAGCCAACCGTTGCAGTCATTGCCAGCAACGCACCGCCTGCTATCAGTAGCTGGCGCGTCAGTACCGGATGAGCCTGCGCCAGCGAGGTGATTTTTTCAAGCACCCGCGTGAGCCACTGCGTGACAGAACGCAGCGGACCGTCAACCAGATCACTGATGCGAATACGAAGACCTTCCCATGCGCTGTCGAGATTTTTCAGGTCCCCATCAAGATTATCGGCCATTACTTTTGCAACGCGATCGGCCTCTCCCCTTGCCCCCTGCAATTCTCTGGTCAGTTTTTGCAGCTCTCCTGAACCAGCCGCCGCAACAAGCGTCTGCAAACCAACGAACGCCTCTTCTCCGGCGATGTCCTTGAAGAAGGAGACCTGGTCCACCTGTCCGTATTTTTGTGTCGCCTTATAGAGATCAAGCAGCACATCCTCCATCGGGCGCATTTTGCCTCTGGCGTCAGCAACTGACACCCCCAGCTCTTTCAGCGCATCAGCCGCAGCTTTTGGCGGTGATGCAAGGCGGGACAGACTTGCGCGCATGGCCGTACCAGCATCGCTTCCACGAAGACCATTATTGGCAAGCATCCCGGCCATGGCTGCCGCTTCTTCAAGACTGATACCAAGTTTTGCGGCAACCGGACCGGTATACTTCATGGTTTCGCCCAGCGCGCGTAAATCAGTATTGGTCCGGGTGAATGCCGCTGTCAGCGTATCGCCAACCCGGTCCATTTGATCGGCTGTCAGGTTGAACTGTGTGAGGATATTGGAGCCTATATCCGCCGTCTCGCCGAGTTCGACGCCACCTGCCAGCGCCATATTAAGAACACCGGGCAATGCGGCCTGAATGGCCTGCGGAGTAAAACCAGCCATTGCCAGAAAGCTCTGCCCACTGGCGGCATCACTCGCAGTAAACTGTGTTTCAGAACCAAGTTTTAACGCCTGCTCACGCAGCGCCTTAAACTGCGGGCTGTTTTTGTCGATTCGCGTCAGTGCCTGAACGCGGGACATCTCTTTGCCGAACCCGATCGCAGGCTGCAAAAAACGTCCGGCAGCATAGCCGCCAGCCGCTGCAGCACCAATTGCCAGCGCACCACCTGTTTTCAGTTTTCCCACGGTTTCCTGCGCGCGCGAATACCGCTCACGCGCCCGCGTTACACGCGCAAGCGCCTGCCGTTCGCGTTCAAGTTGGTTGTTGTACTGTTCGGTGCGTCTGATGGCCTGCTGGATGGTGTTATCGCTGCCTGTCAGGGAAATGCCGTGGCGTTTCAGCTCTCCGCCAAGTTCCCGCATTTTCTGAATTTCCCGTGTGCGCGATTCATTCAGGCGTTCAAGCCGGGTGCTTAACTGCTGCATCAGCTTTTGTTGTTTTTCGCTGAGAACTGTACCCGTGCGTTGTAACTGATTAAGTGCGTTAAGCTGGCGTCGTGCTTTCACGATGCCAGCATCCGCTTTACTGACAGCGTCGCGGGCGCGCTCAAATGAACGCGCCTGACGCTCGAGATTTTTGATCGCCCCCTGCGTTCGCTGAATGGAGTCACCAAACTGCCCCATCAGGCGGCGGGCGTTTTCGGCAGGCCGGGTCAGCCTGTCAACGGCGCTGAAAGCGACCCGGATGTCAAGAGTCTTCATTATCTGCATTCCCGCTGCGAAGTGCCGCCCGCTCACGCCAGCTAACCACTTCGCCGGGCGTCATCATGAAGATTTCGGCGGGCGACCAGTTAAAAATGGCGGCAATATCCGCCACCAGATCTTCGATGTGCTCAAAGCACACCAGGGTGATTACGCTGCCGTCTCCTGCACGCTCTTCGCGCCAGAGTCTGGCTCGCTCATAAAATTTACAGCCACAGCGCACAACTGAATAAAATCGCGTGACGACATTTTTTTAATCATCACTTCATCCAGTCGTGGCGAGGTCACGCGAGGCAACAGCGTGAACATGGTATCCGCTTTCAGATTCAGCACATCAGACAGCGACAGACCACGCAGGGATCCCGCCTGCTCAATAGCCCCGGTGATCTCCACATATGTGATTTTTTCGGCACCACGCTCAATTGGCCGGGAAAGTTTTACACCACGTTCGACAGCCATATCCTCACCTGCCGTCACATCATCCGCTACGGTGTTATTCCGGGTTTCAGTATCGATATCTTTCATCAGTTGTCTCCTTTTCAGTCAGAGGCGACGCACTGCGCCGCCTGCATATTACTTATCAGCCAAGCCCAAGCGCGGAACGAATGCGGTCAGGCACAATGTCCTTGCCGTCCTTCCGGTAGATGTGGTTCAACAGGTCGATTTCCCACAGCGGGCGATCGTTAACGCTAAGCTTGTAGTAGGTGTTTTTGACAGCGTAAGTGTGTGATGTGGCTTCGCCCTGTTTGGCCTCCCCCATATCAATTTCCGTCACACGCCCGCGCATCTCGATTTCATACAGATCGCTTTCTGCATCGGTGTAATATTCACCCGCAAAACGCAGCAGCGTGCCGTCAATCGTGCCGCCATACTTAAGGAACAGTGCACGAACAGCTCCCCCCATGACAAAGCTCGCATCAAGCGCGGAGTCGTCCAGACCGAGATCAATACTTACTGCCCCCATCATGCCACCACCACGATAGCTGTCGGTTTTGCGCGTCAGTTTGGGCGGCGTGACGGATGTCACTTTACCCACTTCGTTTTCACCATCCACAAACAGCGTAAAAAAGCGAAGATGTTTTGGTACAGCCATCAGGCACCTCCCAGCACCGCAAATGCGGGACCAAAGAATTCATCAGTAAACGTCTGGTAAAGCTCCATGTCTTCCAGCGGGGGAACGGGCGTATATTTGTAGCGAATACGCACACGCCCCTGACGTAAATCCGTGGTGCCGTTATCCACCACGTCATACCAGCACTCCGCGCCAATCAGTTTCCCGGCAGTAACCAGCGAATCCAGTTTTGCCCTGATGGCGCTGATAACATCCTTCACGTTCGCAGGCGTCAGTGGACTGTCGATGGTTTCAAACTGCGCTTCCGCAATTGAATCAGCCAGCACCTGTGCGGTTCGGGTATACACCTCAAAGATGTAGGCGTTCGTTTCCGGTGTGCGGTTGCCCCAGAAGCGGAACCCGTTGCGACGAATAATGGTCGTGATTTCTTTGTTGTTGAGGCTGTTGGCATCACTGTCTTCGGCCTGTAATGACCAGAACACATGCCTCGACATCCCCAGCACATTTTTAACCGGAACGTTGGACAGTGATTTGTGCCACCCCTGCTCATGGTCAATGTACGCACGAAGGCCGCACGCATAGGCAGGCGCGGGGAACGTTTCGTTTTTGCCACTTTTCGGGTTGTAGGCGATGAAGTCCGGCCATAAGAGCATCACCTCACGTTCGTTGAATTTCTGGCGGTAGGTAATCGCCTCAGCCATCGTGTTACAGCCGTGACATGAGGCATACACAAACGCGCGCAGTTTACCTGCAATCACGCACAGGGATTTTGTTACAGCCTCCGTGTCCAGCTCCGGCGCAGCCAGAATACGCGGACGGTATCCGATGCTTTCATCCTGCTCTGCAACAAGCAGCGCATACATCCCCGTATAGCTGCCGTCATCCTCAGAACCACCGATAACCAGTTGATCCTGCGTCTTTCCGTCTTCTTCTTTGTGTTCAGCCACGCGAACGACGATCACCTTTGTGCTCACCTGGTCTGCGATGGCCTTAAGCGCACGATAAAGCGTCCCCGTTGTTCCGCATTTTCCCAGCACGTCATTGACGCGGGTCAGCAGTGTGGGCTTGTTCAGCGGGAACAGCTTCGCGTCCGCATCATCCGCCGTTGCCACGATACCGATAACGCTGGAATCAACATCGTTAATCGCTGTTACCAGGTCGGTATTTTCCGTAACACGGGCACCATGAAAACGAGTTTCACTCATAGCTTCAGCCCCTTGTATCCGTTAAATGATTCGGCAACAATCATCACCCACCACGCGCGTAATCTCACCCCTGCGCTATTCTCCCGCCACGGCGACAACAAAAAGCAGTACCCCCCTCCGCACGCACATGCGACCATGCCGTACAGGGAGGGAACAGATGACCGACACCACCATGCAATTGCTCAGTCAGGGCACAGACCCCGTGAAAATGCCGGATTTTGATATTCTCGCCGAGGGTAAAACGCTGTCCGGCGTGGCAGAACGCCTGATGAGCCTGTCACTGACCGACAACCGGGGATTTGAGGCGGACCAGCTCACCATCACGCTGGATGATGCCGATGGCCAGTTGCAGCTACCGCCACGGGGCGCGCGCCTGACGGTTCTCATTGGCTGGAAAGGGGAACCGCTGACAGAAAAAGGCACTTACATTGTTGATGAAATCGCTCACGAAGGACCGCCGGACAGGCTGACTGTTTCAGCCAGAAGCGCAGATTTTCGGGATGAATTTAATGTTAAACGTGAGGCGTCCTGGCATGATGTGACCGTTGAACGTGTGGTATCCGCCATCGCTCATCGGTACGGCCTGAAACCGCAAATCAGCGAAATGCTGATGGATATCGAAATCGACCACGCCGACCAGACTGAAGAAAGCGACATGTCCTTCCTTACGCGCATGGCGGAAATGCTGGGCGCAATCACCACGGTAAAAAGCGGTAATCTGTTATTCATCATGCCCGGCGGTGGCGTGAACGCACAGGGCCAGCCGTTGCCATCGTTCGCCATCACACGCAGCAGCGGCGATCGCCATCAGTTCCGCATTGCTGACCGCGAGGCGTATACGGGGGTACGCGCTTACTGGCTTGATCTTAATTACGGGAAAAAGAAAAAAGTCAGCGTGAAACGCCGCAAACCGCCAAAACCCAAAAAGGAGAAAAGCAGCAGCCGTGAAGGTGATTATATGGAAGGCGCGGAAGGCAATGTGTTTGTGTTACGCAAGACTTATCAGAACGAGCAGGCAGCAAGACGCGCAGCGGCGGCAAAGTGGCAGCAGCTACAACGCGGAGCCGCATCATTCTCCATCACACTGGCACGCGGACGCGCAGAACTCTACCCCGAAATGCATGGCACGGTAACAGGATTTAAAAGCGAGATTGATAATCAGGACTGGATTATTGCAAAATCCGAGCACACCATTGATAACAGCGGCTTTACCACGCAGCTTGAGCTTGAAGCAAAAATTCCGGAATGGATAGCAGAAACAGAATGAGTAAATTAGATGCATTAGCTCAGTCATGAGTTTACTGATTACGTACGGCACAGAAGCAAACCTGATAGTTTGCTCTGTGCCAGAAACGGACATTGCCGACATCATAATCGACACAAATTACATTAATCACCTATGTGATTACGTTCTATATATCTTACAATCTTCTCTAAAGATTCAACCCCCCACCTCTGCATAGCATGCGGGGATTCTGTATATTCATAATCTTCTATGGTGAGATCCCATGTACTTTTCTTGAATTCACACTGATATAATCGCACAGTCTTGTTTAAAACCAACCCTTCTAACACACTGCTTTTCTTAATGATTTTGTCAATGTCTTTATTGTTAATCCCAATGTAGATAGCTGTTACCGAACTTAAATCAGTTATCTTGTCAATTAAAATATTTTCTTGCTTTTGTAATAGCCCCACTCGCTTTATTATTCTAACTTCTTCTTCATATTTCCAATGCAATGATTTAGTAAGCAATAATTTACTAATTACATCAGCGCTATAAATGTTTTCTTGACTGATTTTTAGTTTGCTTTTTATTCGACTCTCTAAATAATTAATGTCACCTTTCTGTGCCGTAATTAGGCATTTTTCTTCATCATCAAACCCTGCCCTTTCTGTGTCAATTGCTACAACAAACCCCTGATGTTTATCAGCATAATGTGACCACATCAGTACATTGAGAGGATTTTTAGAAAGGCATAAGCAGGCAACATTTTGATTGATCTCCCCCCTCATAGCTAATGGTTCAAGCGATTCACCATCTAATGAAAGTTCATAGCCATAGCTTTCAAAAGGATCATTAAACTCACTATATGGAGTGAATTTTATAGAGATGTAACCATCTTTAAAAAATCGTTCCAATGATGTCTTATCTATATATTTATACAGAATCATAATATATTCAGAATTAATTATAGGTGTTATCAGTATACAGTACTTCAACAAGTAGATGTAAAGATCCCATTTAAACATTCCTCCTCAATACGCGGATTAAACAAATTAAAGCATCTTACTCAAAATGGACCATCAGTTGGATTTAGAGCCAACACAACCTAGAATAGCGGCAGCACCACGTTAAGGGAGGTCGCTATGTTCCGTTGTCCGCTTTGTGGCGCATCTGCCCGTATCCGCACCAGTCGTCCGGAAAATGATTCAAACACCGTGCGACAAAAGTATTACCAGTGCAACAACCTGGAATGCGGCGTATGCTTCTCAACACTGGAAGCTTTCCATAAATTCACATCGAAGCACGCCTCCGGCGTTCACTCTTCAGAAGGTATCCCGTGGCATGAGCTGCCAGCTTCGCACAGGGGAAACAATCAGATGAGTTTGCCTTTACCTCAGAATTAACAGGCAGAATTGCCGGAGTAACAAAAAAGCGATAGATTACGCGCGGGTGCCTTTCGGCTGATGGTCGGAGGGAATACCCGAAGGCCAGATGTGGAAAGGCCCCGGAAAACATCTCTGTTTAACCGAGGCCCTAACCGCATTACCTTGACAAGTGAAAGGTTAGCGCCTCTCCGGAAAAGGAGCAAGTGCTATGTCGCAAAAATCGCTTACGGCCATCACGTTCTGCGTGACGGCAATCCTCATCATCTGGATGCTGCACGGTTCGCTGTGCGAAATACGGATGAGCTTCTGGGGAGCGGAGTTTGCGGCGTTCTTACAGTGTAAGCAGTAAGGAAACCGCGACGGGGGAGCAATCCCCCGTCAATCGGTTGCCAGGGTAAGGTCGATAAGGCACCCTATCTCACAGACATGAACAACAAACCCGCAGCGTAAAAACTGCGGGTTTTCTTTTTGGTGCCCTCACCGACTTGAAACAGTGATCAGACTATAAGACAAAGCCCACAATGTAGCGGGCTTACTCCCCTCTCCCTCCACCGAATGTGGACACATAGTGGAACAAAGAGAGATAAAATATTATAAATCAATCGGTTATTGAAAGAAAAAAGGCCGCAGAGCGGCCTTTTTAGTTAGATCAGATTACTCGTCTTTGGGCGAAGCGTTT